AAAAATAAGCTTGTACGATATTTCCCAAACCGTGATCTTTCTCAAACTTTCCGCCGACAGCCCGGGGGATCTTAGGTGGTGCCGTTATAGTCTGTGGTGTAATCGATTTACCGGTTATTTTCTTTAGACCTTTAAGACGTTGTATATTATCATATATATCAGCTTGTAAATCATTGATTTCATCGCTTTCATCTCCCGCGTCCATTCTGGCATCTACTTCATCTGAAAATTTCTCCAATGTCGCGAGGTCTTCTATCTGATAGTCGTAATCTTTATCATATTTTTTCATTGCCTTAGCTTCTTTATTTGCTCCTTTAGGTCCTCGCTCTTTAACTTGGACACCTGCTAGAATGAAATCAGGTCTTAACTCTTTGGCTCTGGTTAGTCTATTAGGTGCCTTTAAAATTGCCATATTTTCTCTTAATTTTATAGCAGAAACGCTAAATTTTCCCCATAAATAAATCTTATTTGCGTTAATTGCTTCGTCTTCGGTTGCATATCTAAAACCGTTTTTTAGAGGTACGTTCATAAATTCAATCTTTTCAACTTCTGGTTTTATTTTCTTTGGTGGCATATGTAGTATATATATATATATATATATTATTATATTTAAGCCATTTTTTATAAAAAAGAAATATACGGTTATGAGTGGCTTTTATAGAATTATATAGAATGTAAAAAATATATAAATAAAAGATGAAATATGATAAAGAATAGGGATCATTATAGTTTTGCCGTTTTTAAAAATACCCATAAACTAAACTCATATGGGGTTTCGAAAACGGCAAAACTACAATGATCCCTATTCTTTATCCTATTTCATCTTTTATTTATATATTTATTTTAACTTAAATATATACTACTTATAATAAATATATACTTCCTAATGTTACAAGAAAATATAGATACATTATTTAAATGTTCAATATGTTTATTTTTTACAAATAGCCCTGACAAATACCTGAAGCATAATATATCATCACAGCATTATAAAAAATGTTGTATAAAGGATATTAAAGATGCGAGAGATGCCAGATCGTTTTTAAAGATAGAAGAATTTAAAAAAAAACAAGAAGCTAAACATATAATAGCTTTAAAAAAACAAGAAGATAAAAATATTATGGAAAAACAATCAAAAATTGTTATAAATCCGGATGATTTTATATGTAAATGTTGTAAAATTAATACAAAAAACAAGAAAGATTTTAATAAGCATATCTTAACTGCCAATCATATTAATTTATTAAATAACCCCGATTATAATAATCGCCAATGTGATTTCTGTTCAGAAAATAACATAAAATATATAGCTACGAATAGATATCTACTACATAAACATTATATACACCATCACGAATTGAGATGGATTGAATATGATATATCAAATGTACATATGTCTGATAAAACAAGAGTGTATGGTTTTATAAACGATATGATTGTTAGATATCTTATTAAAATGAACCGGTGTAAAAAAATGAAATACGATGACGTGTATCCAAAATATCGATCAAAATTTGATAAATACAGCTCAGATAAGGTTGAATTTATCAAATTATACGGAATACCCGAAAACCCCGATGACTTGGAGGACGATTTGGACGAATGTATCCCCGAAATTACAGCCAACGTTAATCAAGATATTCTTGATACAGTAGATGTATTAAACAAAGAAATAAAGATATTGCAAGAAGCGTCATCATTCGGTGGCACATCTACAGTATCTGAAATTAAAAATAAGTCTGTTGAAATAACAAAATTATTAAAGAAATTAACATAAAAGCCAATTGGTATATTTTTACTCGCCATTTTACATAAAAGTAAAATGGCTTAAATGTAAATTGGCTATTATAAATTATAATGGATGATAAAGTATATTATATATATAATCAGTTATGTAAGGTCAAAGATAAGACTATACCCGTGCAATTATTGACGTGCAATAAATGTGATTTTTATAGTTACGCTATAAGTGATATGACGCGTCATAATAAATCAATAAAACATTTAAATAATATGTCAGACAATAATATTGATAAAAAATATAATTGTGAAAAATGTAATTATACAACAGACGATAAGTCACATATGAACCGACATAATAAAAAGCATCTAAGTAAACAAAATGAAATTGATTATATTAAAATTTTAACAATATAAAATGATATAATGTTATCCGAGGTATTTTATACGTTTTTTATAACCAGTGTTATTGCGTTTTTATTAGCGATTGGCCGTATGCTCTATAAATCTAAATGCCGGGAGTTTTCGTTTTGTTGCTTTAAAATAGTAAGAGATGTAGGCCTAGAGGCCGAAATAGATGAAGAAATGATTGAAAATGGTATTGATCCCGCAAACAGTACAAAACAACTTAAGCCACTTCGTAATATTGTGACAAATCGAAATGATGAGAGTAAGGATACTGCGGGACGTCAAGTATAGTATTTAAACAAAATTTGGTAAAAAATGGAATATCCACCTGTATATTCTCTTTATATAATCCGTGCTGTGTGAGTACATATCCTTTATTAATTGCCATTTTTTTATAATAAATTTGATCACCTTTATCCATATTTAAGTATGTTTTATAAAAAAAATACTCATATTCGTCTCGGGGTTTCCAAAAATCCATATAAACGTCGCCGTAATCGCAGGGCATTTTTATCCTCATATATCGTTTGCCCTGTACTTCAAAATCTAATTTCGGATTATCAAAATATTGTGTTAATCTGTCTGCCATATATGTAAGTGGAATTTTAGAAATAAATGATAATTCATCAATTTCGTTTTCTTTACGTCTAAATTTGCCAGTCACGTATAAATCTTTAACGTATGTTTTTAAAGAATTTACAATTTTTTCTGCTTGTATATATGTTAACATATTTATATATACTATATAGTGTATATAAAATTTTAAGTTAAAATATTATTATTATTTTATGTCATATTGATAAACTCAAGCAAACACAAAACAGAGCTAACCACATTTCCTCTCATTAACCAATTGCTACCACTTGCAAAGCTCGTATTACCTGCTAAATTATTTTTAGTAACCATTGAACCCGATGACAAGGCTTTATTAACTGTCCTACTCGAGATATCACCTGAAATATACACAACAAACGACGCCCCAACAATACCACCTGTAATTATGACACTCGTAATATTAGATAACAAAGGTAAGCTAAATGCACCCAAACTAAAACCACCTAATGGAATAGTAATCACATTCGATACGGCGACCAAAACGGTGGGAGATGACGGCAATATAACATTTGCTAAAGTTGTAATACCCGAAACAGACAAAGTAGAGCTATCCGCGATACCTGCTAAAAATGTATGCAATCCTGACCATTGTTTGGTACCAGCTAAACTAACCTGTGCGTTGGACGCGTCAACATAGCCACCCGAAACAACAGATTGAGTTAAACTGCTCGGGGCAATTTGAACAGAAGAAATAGAAGCAGAGACAATTGATGAGCCCGGGATTGAAGCTCCCGCAATTGACGCACCTGACATAACCGGCGGAGCTGAAAATGTTTTTATTCCTGCAATTGATTGTACATTAGCTAAATCAACATAACCGCTTGAAACAGCAGATTGAACAACACTGCTATTTGGTAGCGTTAAAGCACCGGCAACGGTTAAACCGCCGGTTAAAGATGATAACCCAGACACATTTAGCGTCCCGGTATCTACTTCGCTAATAGCAACGTTAATGCCTGCTAAGAAATCCGGGGCGGCGTCAAATGTGGCTTTACCCGTAAAACGAGACGTACCGGCTACGGTAAGAGCACCGGCAATACTATTACTACCACTGTTTACAATGCCAGACATATGTTGAGAAACTGAAAAATTATTATCAACGCAGGCAATATTAACAATTGCTGCAGAAACATCATAAGCCCCGCAAGGGGGGTTAATCATCGGAAGTATCGTATAAGAAGACATATGATATATTCAATTAATAAATTTTTAAGTTAAAACTTATGTATAATTTGTCCAATTTATTAAATAATATGTACCGTTATATGTAGTTCGACCAACCCAAGTACTATTTGCACCAATATTTATATCACCGGCCGCAGTAGTTTTTATATTACCACCCAATATTTTATTTAGGGTATGTGCTGATACTCCGCCGTTTAAGAAAATATTATATACTCCGTTATTAACACCGTTTGATAATACCAATGAAGTAATATTTGCAGTCATTGCTATAGTATAACTATCCGTTTGATTTCCGCTAAAATTAATCGTTACGGCATTGGCTATAATTGATTTATTATGAATAGTTGCAGAAGATACATTATATACGTTATTAAATGTAGCCAGTCCATTTGAATGAATATTGCTATCATAAAAATCAGTGGTTGTTGTTGATATTGTTAATAAATTTACACCACCGTAAACCATATTAAAAATTCCATCAAAAATATTTAAATCGTTATATAGTGTTGTAATACCTAAAATATTAACATCATTATTTATTTGAACATACCCGTTTAATAAAGTAGTACTTTCAACTGTTAGTGTATTGTTTATTTGAACCATATTCTCAAACGTCGCTGGAAGAATAAATTGAGAAAACCCGGAAACGATTAGTTTAGGAGTATCAATTGTAAAATCGACATTACTAAATAAATTATCAATCCACAATCTCATTCTATTTATAGGATCTCCACTATCTAATCTTGCCCCATCACATCCTTGAACTGCAAAGCCCACTGTTAATGGGTCACCCGAAGTATACGTAGATACGTTAAACGTATCTTTACTATCTACATTTCCTATACCGCAAGCTGAATTTATAATTCGATTATTTATAAATGGTGAAATTTCATAAGGACCTATCATTATATATAATTATTTATAGTGTCTATGGTTTAAATAATTAACTTAATAAAACTGCCCCACCCGAATTTAAAATTATATTTGAACCGAGGTAATTTATATTATAATTTATCTGTGCATTAACGGCGAATGGAAACCCACTACTAGGATTTAAAGTACTTGGTGAGCTCGTCGTTGTCGGTAAATAAAATCTAACTGTTAACGTAGTATTATTCGGACTTATATTTTGCCAAAGACAGTTATAAAATAAAAATGTTGATGCCCCGCCACTTTCTAATCCCTGCACCGGATTACTCGACCAATACCAACGACCGTAAGGGGCATATATTGGATCGATAACGCCATATGTAGTATTACCGTTAATGGCGTTATTTGCATTATAACCACCTGCCACACCTCCACCGGCACTTTGCGGTGAACCGCTTGTGGGTGGATTAATGTTTGTCATTCGTGATGGATAAACATCTAAATCTGCAAAATAACTGAATATGTTTGCATAATCGGTGCTTGCTGTTGTAAAACTAATATGAAATTTAAAACTTGGTGGAATTACCCCGGTAACCTGTAGAAAATAGCTGTCGGGTATTCCGGTAATATTTACAAAGTTCCTACCAAATCCACCATTAGCAGCGTACGGTGCGGGTTGTTGCCATAACACATTTTTAACAGGGGTTACTACCGATTGAACCCACGCAGTAGTGGCAACACTCGTTGAGTTATCTGTTACCGCTAACTGAGTGCCTGTAACATTTGCGAAAGTTGTCGTAAGTTGAGGGGTTGTCAATAATCCTTGATAATTATAATATGTCAGTCCTTGTGTAGGATACATTTGCTGAACAGTTGTTGAATTTAATAAACCACCTACAAGATATATAGTGTTTGTCATACTTGATACGGTTAAAATACTATTTGCCGAAGTTGCCGACGTAGCATTGCCCGACAGTGCACCTTGAAAGGTTGTGGCCGTAACTGTGCCCGCTGAATAATTATAAGTAATTGTACCCGAAGTAAATAAAGATTTAACTCCGGTCGTAGAGGTGGTTATGCCCACGGAATAAATTACACCTGCCGCGCTATTAGTTACTAACATAGTCGTGGGTGCTGGAATAGCAGCGATACTTGATGTAACCCACGCAGTAGTTGGTACTTTGGTACTACTATCGCCGATGGCGGGCATAGTGTAATTATTTAATAAATCAGTACCCGTCATAGTAACACGTTGCGACGTACCGCTTGGTGAAAATGTTATTTGATTTGCCGCCGGTGAACCAATTGTAGTAAATCCTGAAATATTTCTAATGATAGCATTAGTATTTAACACAATGTCTCGCAAAACTAAACCATTGCCCCAAATTGTCAATGGTTGATTATAAATACCCATTGTGCCGTTTGATGTAACGGTGCCGTTTAAAGTTACTGTATTATTGAAATTAGATACGTTTGCTGTAAGTGTACCGACCACATTAGCCGTACCGTTGGCAATAATGCTATTATTAAACGTTGCCGTCCCGTTTACGACAATTTCTTGTAAATTTTCAAGTCCTTGTGCATTTGGATAAGCTAAAAAATATTTAAGTGCTTTACTGTATGTTAAAGGGATGTCTCCGGCATTAAACACGCTGTCGTCAAAAATAGGTAAATCTTCTGTTGGGGGTTGATAGCTCGCCATTCGTTTATATATAATATTCTATAGCCTTATTTATAAACTAATTGAGTTTATAAATATGTTAATATATAAATATTATACAATGGATCCGCCAAAACGAAAACAAGCAAAGAAAGCACCGCCAGCAGAAGGAGGTAAAATAGTTAATATGTATGAACGTATACCTAAAAAATTTTTAGACGACGTTGAAAATAATAATTTTGAACTTCATCATATTAAAATACCATTTAGAATGTGTATCGTTGCACCGTCAGGATCAGGTAAAACAAATTTTTTAATAAATTTAATTAGCCTATTCGGTAAAGGCGAAGGGACATTTGCCACAATTGCAATATTAACAAGAAACAAAGACGAACCTCTATATAAATGGTTAGAAGATGCCAGCGATGGCCGTATAAGTATTAAAGAAGGTTTGCATAATGTACCACCGCTCGATAAAATGGATAAAAAAGAAAATCATTTAGTAATTTGGGATGATTTGGTTTTATCCAAGGACTTGGGGTCAGTTGAACAGTATTATATAAGAGCGAGAAAGTTAAACTGCTCTTGTATATTTTTATCACAGAGTTTTTTTAGAATACCTAAAATTATAAGAGGTAATTGCAATTATCTCGTAATATTAAAGTTAGCTAATCAACGAGATTGTAATTTAATTATGTCTGAATTTGGCCTTGGGGTGTCGAAGGATCAATTATTAAAAATATACGAATATGCAACTAAAGAGAAGTTTCAACCACTTCTCGTCGATTTAGACGAGGATAAAGAAAAACGTTTTAGAAGGGGGCTTAATGAAGTTATAGATATAGATCAATACTCTTAAACTGTATGTTTTCCGTATATTTCTATTTCTATAAACTATATATAAATTATATGTTTCTTGTATAAGTTATAAAATAGAAATATACGGTAATTACATTATTTTTGTATATAAATATTAGACTGCATAATACTTGTACCCATCATTTTCATATCAGATTTCATATCTTTCATTTCCTGTATCTTTCCCGCGTACTTAGAAGATAAATATGAGTGTCTCATAACATTTACAGAAACATTCTTTCCGAATATTTTATTCATACGCTGATTAAGTTTAACATTGGTCAATTCGTTTCCGTTTATATCAAATAACAAATAATCAGTTGTATTTATACCAATCCACTTCTTTAAAATCTTCATTAACTCTTTGGGGACAGTAACTCTCTGCTGGCCATATGTTTTGGCGGTTTTATAGGCGTTAAATACCAAAGTGTCTTTATCCAAATAATTATCTTTATCCTTATCAATGTTTTTAATCTTGAATGATACAAAGTCTTTACTGCGTCGAGGTGGTATAAATATTCCTCCTAATATAGCCAATATAATATAATTCTGTATAGCTTGTAATGTGTGAGCAGTTTTATTAGTTTTATAATACAACCGCTTAACGTCGTAAGCCATATCGTCGAATAATGTTTTAATTTCATCTTGATCGACCCAATTTTTAGCCTGATTTGGCGTTTTTTCTTGTTTATGGGTTTCTTCGTTATATGCTTGTATATCAGCCATCATTAAGTCGCGATATTCTTTATTATCTGTCACGATTACCAATGCCGATAAAATAGTTTTACGTTTATTGGGTTCAATGTTTTGTAAGAAATGCAATATTTCATTAACTTTCTTAAAGTTTTTAATATCATAATCATCAGTTTCACCGAAAACTTTTATATATAAATTTTTCAGTATACTGGCATATGTTATAAGTGATGAATTAGATAAGTTAGGGCGACTTTCAATTATAAGGTCTTTAATCGGGTTCATTATATAAATATTAATCTTAACATATGTTTAAACAATTTACAAAATATACTATTATAAAATAATGGTTAGTTGTATTCATATATAATGAAAAATATGCATAAAATGATGCTTGCAAACAACTATTGGAACCCTATAACCGGTAAGAGTTTTAATGCGGGGTTAGGATATCACCCTTATAGAATGAAAGGTGGACGCATATATTTAGGCGAAGGGAGATATATGGAAGAGTATGAAGACGAAATGGCAGATGCATATGACGATGAATATGTTGAAGAATATCCCGGCGAATTAGAAGACCTGTATGAAATGAATGATTATTATGACGATATGATGCATCATTTTCAAGTTGAAAATGATGCAGATCCCCCAATAAATAATGATGTAGATATAGATAATGACATCGTTATGGGGGATTTTGATTATACCAATTGGCATATTCGTGCTAATTTATTGAAAAATGTTGAAAATAATCTTGATCAGACGCGATCATTGTCCTTATTAGCGGCATTATTTGCGGCAGTAGATGAACTTAGAAATTTGAATATTGCAGATGTCGAAAATCCATTGGCGAAAACACAACACGATGCAATAGAAATGTTATTAGTACAGATTAAAACGAAAATAAGTTATATAAAGGCTGAAAATAATCAAAAAGCAGATGAGTTTCGCAAATCTAAACTATCAAAGATCGGTGTTAGCGAATTGAAGCAAAATACAGTAAACGAAAAAAAAAAAGATCTTGATAATCAAAAAGCAGATGAGTTTCGCAAATCTAAACTATCAACGATCGGTGTTAACGAATTGAAACAAAATGCAGTAAACAAAAAACAAGAAAAAGAGAAGAAACGAGCTAATAAGTCCAGACTTATTGAACTTGAAACAAAAATGACAGCATTGGGTAATGAATATATTGATGTAGATGATGGCATATTAAGACCCATAAAGGACATAAAAAAAATAAAAAAAAAGAATAGAGAAATAATGGAAGCATACGTGGAATTTAAAAAAGAGTTTGATGAAAGGAATAAAGTTTATGATGACTTATTATATGATGCCAAATTGGTTTTTAAAAAAGAAGCCCCTGGATATTCAGGAAATAATAATTTATATATGAAA